CCGTTATTGGCAGCATCATTCCATGGAGTGGTGCCCTATCTGGTATTCCAGATGGGTGGATCGTTTGTGATGGTAGCTTACCTGACGCAAAAAATTATCCATTGTTAGTTCAAACAATTGGAGACACATATAATGCTGGCGCTTCCAATTTAGGAGGAGCATTTCCAGCATATACTGGTCAGTTTAAGCTACCGGATCTTCTGTCTGGGAGATCTCTAATGGATATTGAGGGTGTTTATTTTAGTGCTGGTGGAACAGATAAAGCTATTGATTTAGATCCAGATGCCAGAGGTTTGATTGAACCATATATTGGTGCCAATTCGGATCTAGGTGTTCAACAAGTTTATAATGATGTTATTACCAATGTTGACTTTGAGCTGCCTCAAAGTCAACGAGATGGATATGCAGGTGCGATCTCTGGAAATACAATTGTTCCTGGAGAAGGTGAAAAAGTAGTTTACATTGGCGGAAGAAAATTAGGACATCAACACGTTTCTAGTCATTCCCACCCAGGCATTTATGAAACTATTGCAACATCTAATAAAGTCACACCGGGACTTGGTGTCATTCCTTATAGTAATATGTCGCTCAAATTTAGTTATGCATCATATGACGAAAGAGAAGCAAATTTTGGTAGCGATGGTGAGGTTGATGAAGCTCGATTCTCTTTGAGAGGTGTTTTTAAAGGAAATGTTCAGTTGGAGAATCGCGACCAAGATATCTCAGATTTAAATTCTTATAGTGGGTTTGGAAGTGGGGATCCTGGTAGAATGGTTGGTAGAGCTAACTCAGAAAATCCTCCAGTTAATTTATCTCCACAACAATTGACACATACACCCCTTGCTGAATGGGGAGAATGGAGACCATTTCCATCTACTCCTGTAACTGGAAGACCTCAAATAATAGCAGATGATGTAATTCAATACGGAATAGGTGGACGGAATATTGAAATTCCACAGTTTCAGAGAAATTTTTATCCTGATCAGTCAGCTGCAGGAGCATATTCAACATTTGTCAGTAATGATGCAAATGAGTTTCTTGATAATAAACTACAAGCACATACACACGATCCATTTGTTATTGAATTTGATCAAGGAAGTTTAAAACCACAAACTAGACTTAATTCTGTATTAAGTATTCCACTAGATACTGAGTTAGATAATGTTAGTAATGCTGGGGCATTACAAATTAATATGAATACATCACAACCTTCTTTAACATGCGTGTACATTATTCGAGCATACTAAAATGGCAAATTATACAAACGAGAGAGCAAGATATGGTGGATGTGCTGGTCAAATTTTAGTGCATTCTACTCCTGGGTTAGGACTTGTTAATGATCCTACAACAGCAAATTTTAAAAATATAATCCCTGCCGGTTATTTAAGGTGTGATGGTAGCATATACAATGCTAGAGATTTTAGGCATTTATCTGAAATTTTGGGTGTTGGAACTGACACTAGATTTGTAAAAGAAGGTGCAATTATTAGAAATCCTGATTTAGGAACTGGAGATCTAGGACAGTTCCAACTTCCTGATTTGGGATCTAAAGTAATCATTGGCGGTAGAGGAACAGGACTATACAGAAATACTACCATCGAAAGAGAATTGGAGGGTGCTCCTATTACTAATAGAGTTGGTCCACAAGTAGAAATTGTAAGCAATTTTGGTAGTAGAATTACTTCTCAATTTGTTGGTAATATGGAGTTAGATTCTAGTGGACCTCTTAATATGCTTGGTACTCCAAGATATAATATGGAAAGGAGTACAACTGAGACTGAGTTAAATATTGAAAATTTTCAAGGTCATGCACACAATTCATCTCAATCTTTTGTTAATTATTCTGCTCAACACTCAGTAGCTACTTCTGGTGGTAAAGATTTTGATAAAAGAATTGGAAATAGTGGAGCAGGAAACGAGTTAGATTTTACTGAACCATGGACTAGAGAATCTATTCACAAACATAATATTGTGAGACCTACATCGTATGCTCATACATTTACATATTCACATCCAACTATTCAAATTGACATGTCTGGTGTAAGTGCTAGTGTTGATGTTGATGTCGAAGATGATGAGAAATTGGATGAATTGGTTACTCCCTTTATTCTTGTAGAATATATTATTAAATTTTAACAAATGCCTATCCCAAGAGAACCAGGAACTTATTATATCAAAGGTAATACTCTTCCTACTGAAGCTCCTTTGATTTTAAAAAGGAATAATATTTCAGAAGCAGATTTTGCAAAATTAGTTACTTGTGTATCTATCATTGATGAAACTGGTGGTAGTTATTATAATAATCTGGGAAACTTAAACAACGTATGGGAGCAGAACCCGCCAGTTATTGGTGGTGCTATTGCTAATCGTAGAGGATTTAGAACAGCATTTCCATACAGATCTTTCTACATTTTAGATCCACAAGGTTCGGGACAGACTGGTATTGACGTACCTACTAACTTCCCAGGTGATCCTAATGCATATGGACCAATTCGTGTAAATCGCGACGGAGGAAATGCTGGCAGTAGATCTGATTGGTTTTCTATTTGTAATTTTGGTTCTTTACCATATGGAACAATTGTTTCTATCTGGGTTGATATTTCAGGTTCTATGACGCTTGCAACAGTCCAAGCATCATATGATTATTTCTTAACACGTTGTGCTGCTGTTGGTATTGAGATTGTATTGAGTCTGAGTAATTCTGGTGAGAGATATATTGACGAACATATTCAATATCTCCCCCCTAGTGCTAACTTTACTGCAACTGATGAGGATGGTAATACTAGTAGTATTTCAATCATTGCAGGCGCTGACATTACACTAAGTTGGGTTGTATTTGGTGATGTCAATACCTTGATTGTTGATTATCCTGGTAATACAGTCCAAGAATCTACAAGTAATTTTCAGAATTTTGTAAAAACAGTAACTGTCAATCCTACTGTACCGACAACATATACTCTGAGTGCTGATGGTCCGGCTGGCACGACGACTAGAACAGTTTTTGTTGATGTATTAGTTCCGCCAACTATTACATTAAGTTCCACTAATGGTTTAACTCTTAATGCTGGTCAATGTACTATAATTCGATGGAACCCAGCGGGAGATTATGCTTCTCTTGCTTGGACTCAAGGACCTCTTACTAATACTAACGCTGATAGTGAGGAGCAAGATTGTCCTGATGACACTATAACATATTGTGCAGTTCTTTCTGGTCCAGGTGGAGTATCTCCAGAAACTTGTCTTACAATTACGGTAAGACAAATTCCTACCACATCAATAACTTCTCCTAGTCAAGTTAATTATGGTGAAAATTTTAATATAACATATACTACTAAATATGCCGACAGTAGTATTACAATTACACCAACCTATACCTACACAAACGGAACTACTGCCACTGGTACTGTAATTACTCGAACTGCCGCAACTAGCAACCAAGCATCAGATCCCGATAGTGATACTGTTAGAGACGGTACTGTTCCTATTACTGTATCATATAATACTATTGGACCAGCATCGATTTCTTTCTCTATTTCTGCTGTGGGTAATGGTGGATCTGCAACAGATAATGATACTACTACTGTAATAATTGATAGGACTCCAGATAACTTTGCTATTGAAGAGTCGGAAGAATTACTTAAAGATGAAGTTCCTGTTATAACACCAGAAACTGAAATTTTGAGTGAACTTTATGAAATTAATGATATAGATATTCCTGTAGAAATTAAATCTGATTGGCCAATTAATGTAGATATTAATCAGCAATCTAACTGGCAAAAAGTAAGGCAAATTTAATGACAGTAATTACGCAAACTTTCGCAAATAGTGGTAGTTTTACTATTCCAAGTAATGCTATAAACATTACTTACTCTATTCGTGGAGCAAGAGGTGGAACATCTCCAGGAGCTGTTACTTGGGATGGGTCTGGAGAAGATGATGATATATGTGCTGTATGGAATGGCACTCCTCAGACAGACAGCAGGGGACAGCAAGGACAATGGTTGACCGGATCTTTTGACCCTAGTATGGCAGGAAAAACTGTCAGTTTTCAAAAAGGACTTAAAGGTGATGACAATCTTTATAATTATGGCAATTCTGCTGATGCGGGGTCATTAGGTGGTGCTGGTTATCATAATGGTGGACCAGGTGGTATTGGTGCGGCATCAACTGGTGGTTTTATTTGTGCTAGAAGTGGTGGTTGTGGTGGCGGTGGATCATCTGCATTTAAGTATGGAACTATTATATTATT